GTAAAGACAAACTAAGCATGTAGTACCGAGGATGTAGAAATTTCGGACGCGGGTTCAACTCCCGCCAGCTCCACCAAATAAAACAAGGGGTTACGTGAAAACGTAGCCCTTTTTTTTTGTCCATGTCCATATTACGTCCACCCAGTAAAACTTTCGCCAGCACTAACCTCAGTAACGCCTGTTATTACTTTTTTGCATCCAGTGGCCATATGCAGCTTGCCACGCCTCAGGTTCATCGGCGAACAGATATTCTGCTATAGGCAACCATTCAATGCCTTTTGAACCATATTCCGAGTAACGCACATCCCATCCTTCACCGCGTGGCCACAACACATATTTTTGGTCTGGCAGTGAGTTACTGGAAAGAACGTCAGAATCTTTAAGTTTTTCGCCTCTGGCCAGAAAGATAAAAACCGCGCCGTTAATTGAAATTTTGCCCATAGCTGCGTCCTCTTAACAAAACAAACACTGTATACATAAACAGTATTATAGTGCGCAAGTTTTTCAGTTTGCCAGTAACTTTCTGTCTGCCCCTAAGCCGCGCCAGCTCTGGCTTTAGCTGTGACAGTCTGACCATAGCCATAAAATAAAAACGATCCTTTAAACACACATAAAATTAATTCACCCCTTATTAATCTTATACTTACAACTTTCTTTCGATCCTCCGCAGATCCTTAAAAGTGAAAAACACTGAAATTCTTTTCAATCTTTTCAGTTCCGGTTTTCCGCAAGGCCGCCAGCACTGGCGCGGTCTGGCGGTCTGGTTTGTAGAAAAATAAAACTGAAAAATTTTTATGATCCAAAAACCGCAGGCGGGTGCGGTGTAGTGCGATTTTGGTCTGCGAAAGATTTTTTTGGCCGTGCTGTGACGCGCCAGCGCCCCGCTGTGGACACGATCTGTTTTAAGGGTGGCTCTGAGTGTGCGAAAAGGCTGAACGCGCCAGAGCGCCGCTGACAGCGCGTAGCGATAGCCGCTTAAGAGGTAAGAAGAGAGATATCCCCGCCAGGGGATGAAGGACATAAAAAACCCGCTTTCGCGGGTTATGTTCTGGACTGGTTTACTTGCCAATCACCGGGGAGTATTTGCCGTTCAGCGTGTCCGCTTTCGCTCCGGTGTTCCGGATTGCTCCCGCGTTGGTCGGTGCTCCCGTATTGCTGTGCGTGTGGCTTGCCGTTTGCTCTGCCAGCTCCTTAACCACGTCGAGCGTGTCCAGCATCAGCTGTGCCACATTGATAGTGCCAGAGCCAATCCACACCACAGGGGCAATAATCTGCTGTTGCACGGCCGCCACACTTTTACGTATCTGGCCAATTTTCTCAATCAGGTCTTTACCCGTTGTGACTGTCTGGCTCCCGGCTATGTCTGTTTCATCATTGCCGCCGATACTCGCCACGCGGTTATTGACTGCCTGGCTGTAATCCCCCGTACACACCTGCTGAATGGCTCCGGCCAGCAATGTGGATGTGCCCAGCACGGTAATTTTATCCGTGGCCTTAACTGTCGTTTCCCGGCTGACCAGCTCGCGCTGTTCTGTATCGGCCTTAACCACCCGCGCCATTGAGGTTTCACTGATCGTCTGGTCTGTCTGCCTCACCCAGTCCCCCGCCTGGGTGACGCGCTGCGACACTTCCGCGCGCTGCTGTTGCAGCTGTTCGCCAGGCTGGATATCCGGGAGGCTGGTTCCGTCCGGCACGGTCTGCCGTACAAAAGGCTTATCCGGCCGTCCGCCAGTAAAAGCAATTTCGACCAGCGTCCCTTCAGGCGGAAACTGGAACATCCCCGAATCATTACCCGCCATAGGAACCGGCAGCGGAACGGCGGAATAAACAGGTGTGTCTTTTTCCGGGTTGCCGTCCGCGTCCAGCAGCTGCACGTCAACCGCATAGCGGGGACGGAACGGATCGGAGAAATTGCCGCTTTTCACTGCCTCAACGGGATTCATCACACGGCCAAACTTTGGCAAATGCATCCCGGATGCCAGCTCCGGATAATGGCTTTCAATCTGGCGCTGAACGGGCGTTTTTTGCAGTGGCTGACCCGTCGCACGGTTGCGGGGTGTCCAGGTGACAGCCATCGTGTCATTTTGCAGGTGGACTTTTGTCACCCTTTCCCCGTTCAGCTCCACGCCGGGGCGCAGACTCTGCACCAGGGGAAGCGTCATTGAGTTCCCCCCGGCTGCCCCCTGATTAAATTCATGCGGGATCTCAATCGGGCGACCAGCAAACAGGGCTTTTTCCGCGCCGCCAACATATACCGCGCCGTCCGGCAGCTGATACCAGACGTAATCCGTAATGCCGAAAGCCTTTCCGAGATTATCCAGCAGCTGATACCCCGTCCCGCTGTGGGTGAAATGTGGGATCGGACGGTCTGAATAATCTGCATCCGGCACGCTGAAGGTCAGGCCGCTGTGCTCTGTAAGCCAGCTGGCCACATCGCGCAGCGTGGGGTGCTGAAACGAACATGGCCAGAGGCGTTCAAATACGCCGACCAGCTCACGAACAAAGAGACGCTGAAAGCCGTTTTCCGCAGGTTGCGAGCGTTCCACGTACCCGGTAAACCAGCGCAACACCAGATCGGTGTAACCCACATCGAGACGGACCAGCTTCCCCGTATAGTCCTGCGTTGTTCCGGCCGTAATAAACCCCCGGCCGCAGCTGTTCAGCTCCAGCACCAGGCTGGCATCAGCCATGTAAATTTCATCCGTTGAAAGATATAAACGTTTAATCGGTTTCATGATTATGCCAGTGCGTCATTTACGGGCTTGAGCACGTTGCTTTCAAACCACGTCAGTTTTTCTTCATCCTCGCCAGCGGCCTGGCCACCGTTCTGGCCTCCGCCACCTCCCGCCGTTTGTTTCACGGCTTTGGTTTTGCCGCTTGCCCTGGCCTCGCGTTTTTCCTGCACGCTGATATGTTCGGTCAGGGTGAACGTAACCAGCCAGGACATGCGCCCGTCCTGCGGCGGCGCGTCCAGTGTTCCGGTAAAAATCGCCTCGCGGAAATTCACCGCCCGCGCCGCCTCATGTGCAACGCGGTATTTCTGGCGCTGGCCGCTGGCATCCGTCGCGCTGGCCAGCTCAAAGATACGGCGCAGGATCTCCGGATTTTTATACGGAATTTCGCCGGAAACGCGCAACTCCTTGCCTTTGATGCCCTGCTCGGATTTCGTGGTTGCACTCGTCTGGCCGGACTGGTCTTTGTCCTGAAATTGCTGCGATACGGTCACGCGCATGTTCTTCAGCAGAATTGCTTCACCGTTAAGCGCCAGTGTCGGGTTCGAGGTCATGTATCATTCCTTTTATGCCGTCGAGATTGTCGCCAACCAGCATCATGGCGGCGGTATACACGGAGGACTGAAGCGGGATCCCTTTTACCAGCTCCAGAAGCGTGGACGGCAGATCGCCGCTGGCGGTAAATACCCATGCCCTGGCGCTTTTTCCCTGCAATTCCGTTAAGCCGCTGGCAATGCCAGAAATCAGGCTTTCGCGCTGCTGTTTAAAATCCCCCATCAGCTTTTTTACGCCCGTCAAATCCGCGACGGCTGCGGCCTCCTGCTGGGCTTTCTTCACCGCTGCGGCCGCCAGAGCGGTGCGGCTTGTAGGCACAGAAAGCGGGATCGCCGCGGGCAAACTCTGACTGTATTTCGCCGGAATTTGCATTTTCTCCGCAGCCAGCTGCGCGGCGGACTGCGCCAGCCTCCGCACCTGGGTGAATGCCGGGCTGGGGAATACATCCACAAGTTTGTTCAGGCTGGCCATAAAGCTGTCATGCGTCTGGCCAGAAACCATCATGATCACGATATCCGCCGCCCCGCCCGTTCCGGCCAGCTTGTCAGCCAGGTAGTTGATCGCGTTTACCGGACTGAGATACGCACCGTTTTCTGTCTGTTGCCCTACCCCGTACACCCAGGGGTGTACCGGGATAACGGAACAATTCAGCGCGGCCACGGAATCACTGAATGCAATTCGTGCTTCACGCCACATCGTCAGGCACCTCTGGCCACTCAATATCCGGCGCTTTGCTGGTATCAACACGGTTTAGTAAAACCCGGTATTTTTTCCATGCCGACAGACTTGCTGTTTCCGCCTCAGAAGCCATAGACAAATCAACGGCATCCTGAAGCGGGGAAATAGCTTCTGCCGCGCCAGCCAACAGCTGCGCCTTTAATAATTCTGCGCTTTCAATTTCCTCTTCCCGCGTAGGTGGCGCAATATCAACCCACACCATACATTTTGATTTAAGACTGTAATATGGTGCTTTCCTGTCGGGCGAAACCATAAAAGTTTCATATTCTTCGTCAGTAATTTTTTTCAGGTCAGAGGGAACAGGAATACCCTGCGCCTCATAGGAAATGACTGTTTCCTCCAGATAAAAACTATTTTCTGAATTGCTAAAAAATTTATCCATTTCAGTAGCCCGTAACGTTTAAGAAAAATGTCCCACTACAGTTTTTCGTTTCAATTTTCACCTGGTTTTTACCCACAGGCGTACAAAACCAGTATGACGCGGAGTTATTCCCGCCCGTTCCGTAATAGCTTGAACCTATACCCAGAATCCCGTTAGGGAATGATGTGGGCAGCGTTACAGTCACGGTGGCATTATTGCCGACAGAAATATTCCTCATAGACTGCATAAATACAGTCCCGTTGCCATGCGTATAATAAGCGCTGTTATTGCCAGTAGTTGTTTTACCGACCCCGTAACGCGCATCAGACTCGGCTTTGGTGTACGCCTGACCTGCCGGGGTGTAATTGCCTTTTGGCTGGAAACGCCCGTCAGACTCTGCTTTGGTATACGCCTGACCTGCCGGGGTATAATTGCCTTTTGGCTGGAAACGCCCGTCACTTTCGGCTTTTGTATACGCCCCCGTTTTCGGCATGTATCCGGCATCTGATTGCGTTTTGGTGTAATAGCGGTTATCAAAGTTGGCATAACTGCCCGGATTCACTTGCCCCGGCGCATTGAAATTGCCTTTAGTGTCCCATTTAAAGTTAACATCTGTCCCACCACTGCCTTTCATGTGTAAATGCCATGAAAGTTCTTCGCCAGCTACAAGAGACCCTAGGGAGAAAGCCCAGGAGTTTTTCCCCGCAATGGTTGCCTGCTGTTTAATTACCGGATGGTATTCACTCGCTCCGGTTGTTGAATACGTATTAAAAAATGGTGCTTTTGTTTTATATTGCTCCACCCATGCGAATGCACCACCATAACCAGCCGTGATTTCCTTTGAAGCATAAATAGTATTCCCTACTGTCAGCGGAGTTTCAGATTGCAGCGCCCCAGTAGCAAGGCTCACACGTAAAGGGCGTAAATCGTTATAAGCTCCGTAAGAATCCCCTTTATTAGTCAGCATCAGATACAGATTATTGCCATCATTACGCCAGAATGTACCGTAATCACCGTACGCAATACGGAAACTATTTGCACTGGCGCTCTGGACTTCGGCACCAACCTTGAGCGTTCCGCTCATGGTGTCGCCGCCTTTATTCACTGCGCCAATATCAGCCGGAGAAGGTTTATTTGCCGCGTCATACTGCTTTGTCCAGGCGGACCACGTTCCGTTGTACATTGTGCGGATGTATGAACGAGAGCTACTGTAAATCCGGTAAATCTGCGTAAGGCCTGCGTGTTTATAGACTTCCAGCGAACCGGCATTTGCCTCCGGATAGTTTTTCCCGGTTTGCGCCTGGGCGTTCGCTGGCTGGTAATACAGTCCTGGTGCGGTGAAGTCGTTTAAATCTGCGTTGCCACCGATCCCCGTAGAAAGTTTAAAAATATCGCCAGGGGTGATATCAAAATCAGATTTAAGCTCATGCCCGTTCACTCTTCGCGTTTGTGGCACGCGTCCGTTCGCATTGT